CATGACCTTCGACATGTCCGCGGCTGCGGTGGTCGCGTTCTTCAGCGATTCGCCGGTCACGCCGAAGCTGGCGCCAATCATGCCGGCGTGCTGGATCGTCTCATCGCTGATGCCGGTGAGGTTCTGGAGCGACGTGGAGAACGCCGCGAAGTCTTCGGCCGCCGCCTGGGCGCCGTCGACACCGGCGCGCCCGAAGGCGGCGGTCAGGTCCGCGAACGCGGTATCGGCTTCCGCCGCGGCGTCGACCGAGTCGCCCACGAACGATGAGAGCGCCTCGAAGCCGTCCTTGAGCGCGCCGAGCCCGAGCACCAGGCCGGCCGCCTGCTTGGCCACGTTGCCGAGAGCGCTCTCGACGGCGTCTTTCAGGTCGCCGACGTCTACGCCGATCTTGTACTTCAGCTCTCCGGCGGTGCCGCTCATCGTCGGCCTCGGCGCGGCGGGCGGCTACCCTTGGACGCTTTCTTGGCCTCGTGCTGCTTCAGCTTGAAGTACGACGACCACAGGAGAACCTCCCACGTGGGCATCGCGAGCACCTCTGTGATCGTTCGCCCCAAGGTCTCTCCAATCAGGCAGGCGAGTTGGAGCTCCCCGTCCCGCCAGAGTCTTTTCCCAGGTTGCGCCCGTTCTCATCGAGTTGCGCGCGCGTCGCCGCCATGAGCTTGCGCATGAGCTCGCCGGTGCGCGCCGCGAACAGCGCATCCACATCGTTGTCCTTGAACACGCGGTTGCCGGCTTCGTCGTAGACGCTGGTCACGAGCACCGAGAGCAACGCCTTGATCTGCACCGTGGCGTCGTCTCGCTTCTCGGCGATCGTCATGTCCTCGAGCTTCTTGCCGCTCGCGCCGGCCAGGACGTCCAGCTGCTGCATCCGCTGGGCGAAGCTCGGACTGCGCACCTCGAACTTGGCGCCGTCGTGCTCGACCACTTCGACGATCCCCTTGCTGTCGAGGACCAGACTCCGCAGCTGTTCAGCGTTCATCAGGTTCTCGTCACGGCGCCGGAGACCTGAAACTCGGCCTTCCACTGGATCGCGTCGCCGATGCCGCCCGAGGTCTCGTAGCTCGTCATGATGCTGACGCCGCTGTAGACCGGGCCGGCCACCTGCGGCGTGTACGACCAAGCCGCGTCCTGCTTGCCGACGAGGCCGGCGAGCCGCGCGTCGATGGTCGGATCCCAGACGCCCTCGATCGAAAACGTGGCGTCCTGCATGCCGACCACGTATTTCTTGGCCTCGTCGCCCTGCGCCGACACCTCCGCCGTGTCGATGTCGCGCGGCATACTGACGTTGGTGACGTACGCCGAGATGTCGTCGGCGGTGGTTAGGTCGGCCGAGTCGGCGACCTTGGTGACGCTGTCTTTTCCATGCGAGAACGCCATGTCGGGCTCCTATACGTTGCGGTGCAACGCTACGCTGAAGGTCCACGTGCCTCCGCTGCCGAGCGTCACGGCGGCGCGCACGTACTGCTTGATCGTTCCTGCGATGGCGACTCGCTCGGCCACGCCCGCGGCGCTGACCTGCGTGAACGTCGCCAAGAGCGTGTCGTTGGCGACGAAGTTGTCCGTGCTGTGGCGCAACGTGACGTCGGCCACGGTGCCGCCGACCTTCGACAGCGCATGTAGGAACGCCGAGCCGCCGAGGGTGCTCGCGGCGCCGTCGTTCTGGATCGCCTGGTCGCCCGTGGCCGCGACCGACGTCGCCTTGGACAGCACGCTGACGACGCGCTCGATCCCGCTCAACGTGGCCTGCGCCTCGAAAGTGAACGCCACGGCGTCCCCGAGGTCGGATGACGCTTCGTAGCTGGTCTCGTCGGCGAGGGCCGCCTTGCCGGTGGCGCCCTTCGCGTCCCCGGCGGGGAAGTACGAGACGACCTTGTCGGAGGCGCCGACGAGCCCGGAGAGCTTCTCATCGATCGCGCTCGCCGCACCGTCGAAGATCCCGTCACCGCCCATCGTCCCGTCGTTCATGCCGACGATGTACTTCTTGTCCGAGTCGCCGAAGGCCGAGACCTCAGCGGTATCGATGTCGGTCGGGACCGAGAACGAGCGGAAGTAGCCCGTCACGTTCTTGCCGTGGACGAAAACGAGACTGTCCTTGCCGTGGGAGAACGACATTTAGATCGACCCCTTCACAACGCCGGCCTCGATCTGGACGCCACACACCTGGCACATCTCGAGGCGCTGGCCGCCGCCCGAAGGCAGTTCGATACGCTCGGCATGGTGGCAGCCGATCGGCGGCGCGGTGGCCCCGAGCTCGTCGGCGAGCGCGGCGCGGACCACGTCCAGGGATGCCTCGATCTGGCGCACGGCCGCGTCGATCAGGATGGCGCGAGACTCCTTCGTCACGGGGCCTCCTGCATCCACACCCGATAGGTCACGACCAGGTGTTGGATCCGATCGTCGGGGTCGGAGACGCTGTTGTAGGTCTCGAACAGAGACCGAGCGAGCGCGTAGCCCGTGACGGTGAGCGTCGCGTTCCCGAGCAGCTCGTTCAGCCGGTTCAAGATCGCGTTGGCCGGAGCCATCCGGCGGCCCTGGGTCCACACGTGCAACGTCGCCTGCACCTGCTCGCCGTCGTTGGTGAGCGTTCCCCACGTGTCCGAAGACACCTCGCCGATCGTCACGTACGGGAACACCTGACTCTTCTCGACGCCGCCGAAGTCGAAGACGCCTTCGACCAGGGCGCCCAGGGTCGCGTCGCCGTCGAGCAGGGCGAAGATCGTCGCCTGCAGGGCTCCCGCTGCTGCCTTCATGGAAGCTTCCCGGCGGCGCGCTTCGTAGCGGCACGGATCAAATCGAGGTAGCTCTTGCGGTGCGCGCGCCCAGCGGGGCGCAAGTGGGGCTGGGCCTTCGCCGTGCTCGAGCCGTACTCCACCCAGGCCGCGTAGCCGCAGACCTTCAGGTCCGAATACACCTCGGCGTACGTCCCGAAGAGCCGGATCTTGTAGCTGTCGCGGAGCTTGCCCGAGAGTACCGGCGCGCGCTGCTTGACGTCGGACTCGACAGCATGCGCCGTGGAGCTCGTCGCCGCTGCGGTCTCCTCGCGCGTCGCCTCGTCGACCATCTTGGCGCCGCTGACGCGCTTGACGAGCTTGATCGTGAGCTTCTGCCGCGCCATTCACGTGGCTACCCCGCTCTCGGCCGCGATGTGGACGAAGTCGCGCTTCTCCTCGGGGTTCCACACGGCTGCGATGTTGTAGGCCGTGCCGCGATGGAGGATGCGCTTGGCGGTCGTGATGTCGTCGCGGTACCGCGCCATGATCTCGTGGGTCACGGTCGACTTCTGGCGCATCGCCTCGACCATCTGGGCCCCGTTGAACGGGCGGATGTGGCACCAGAGCTCGCGCTCGGTGACCCACGCGATGGTATTGCCGCCGGAGCCGTCCGGGGTGAGCACCTTGGCTTGGAGCTCGGCGCGCTCACGCAGGCTGCCTGTGGAGACGGTAGCCATCAGCGGATGCGGTGGTTGTCGAGCATGCGCTCGACGTGGCGGAGTGGCGTCGGGATGGTGCCGAGCACCGAGGCTTCACGGTCGCGGTAGAGCTCGCCGACGCGGATGAGCAGCCATTGCGCTACGGGCGCGGGCACCGCGGCGCGCGAGGCGTAGCCGGCCACGTAGTCGACGCGTAGGAGGTCGGGGCCGCTGCACTTGATGTCGCTCGGCCACCCGTCCGCGCCGATCCAGAGCAACGCCGGCTCGGCGGTCAGGTCGGTCAGGTAGTCGTCCGCGTCGATCTCCACGAACTCGTCGTCGGTGTTGCGGTACGTGACCGTGGTCACCGAGGTCACCGGCGGTCCCGGGAGGAAGAGGACGTCCGGCGGCGATTCGTCGAGCGTCAGGCGGAGGGTGCGGCTCAACAGCGATCGGCCGAGCCACCCCCGAGGGGAGTCGAGCTCTTCGACGGCGGAGCGGAGCGCGCGAGAGATCAAGGCGTCGTCGTCGCTGTGCTCGACGCGGAGATGCAGCTTGAGGTCAGAGAGCGATACGAGATCGCCAGCGGGGGGCGTGACGACCGAGACGCGGCCCGTCTGCCGGATGACGTCGAGCATCAGCCACCTCGGCGACCGCGTCTGCGGCGCTTGGTCTGCCTGACCTCTTCCTCGGCGAGGATCTGGCCTGTCATGACGCCTGGTGCCGGCGCCGACTCGTCACCGTCAGCCGCGACTTTGGCAACGGACTCCGAGGAGTCGTCGCCCTGGTCGATCTGCGGCACGATGTCGGCGCCAGCGATCTGGGCAGCGGCGGCACGGGGCGCGCGAAGACACTTGGCCGCGATCAGGCGCGCGGCCGTGGCCTCGTTCGGCGGAGCCCATTCGCCGGGCGGCTTGATGCGCTTCCCGGCGGAGAGGAACTCCGCGAGCACCTTGTGCGGCGCCATCGCCATTTACGCGGCCACGTCCGTCTTGGAGGCGGCCACCTTCTGCACCGGCGAGTAGCGCTGTTCGCTGAGCAGGTGCGCCCCTACGACGATGGTCCCGACCGTGGTGAGCTTCAGCGCCACGTGGGTGAAACCGCCGTCGATGTCGAGCGACGCCGGGTCAACCTCGATGTACGCCACCGCCGTGAGGCCGGAGGGCACGATCGAGGCGTGGGCGCCCGTGATGGTGATGTACTCCTCGCCGGGTTCGCGCGAGGTCAGGATCACCGTCGAGGTCGACGCCACCGCGCGGAGCTTCGGCAAGAGATGGTTGATCGCCGCGGCGAGCTGCACGCACGCATCCGTGTCCGTCGACCCGGAGATGTACTCGCCCGAGTCGATGTCAGGGTCCGTGTCGATGCAGGTGAAGAGCTGGCCGTTGAGGGTGAACACCGTGGTCGTGTCCACGATCGTGTTGCCCGTGAGCAGCGCGCTCGTCATCTTCGTGGTCGCCGTGATGGTGGCCGCCGCGTTGGTGATGGCCTTCGCCCCGGTCGCCGCTGCATCCTGCGCCTGGTACACCTGGCCGACGACGGTGGCCGCGTTCGCCATCGCGTTCGCGTTGATGACGAAGAGCGCGCTCTTGCGGTCCTTCATCGGGTGGTACTCGCCCGTCGCGTTGGTCGACGCGAGCGACTGGGCCTTGACGGCGCAATCGATCTTCACGTGGTCGCTGAGCTTTCCTTGGGTCAACTGAGGCATCTTGGATTCTCCTAGGTTCTGTTCTCGTTCAGGTTTCTACGCGGGCCGCGCCTTACGCCGACACGACGTCGAGTTGGACGAACGGGCTGTACTCCTCGCCGTCCTCGTCGGTGATTGGCTCGTTCAGCCAGCACTGGCCGTCGACGTTCCAGAACGCCTTGATCACGGTCTGATTGGAGCTGAACAAGACGTGCTCGGAGGCCGCGATGAACGGTCCGGAGCCGTCCTTGACCAGGTAGTAGCGGAAGTCCGCCAGGCTCAGATCGCCCTTCGCGCCGAGCGCGGGGAGCCGCGGCGACGGCATCACCGGGTAGCCAAGCAGCGTGTTCGGGCGCCCCTGGACCGCGTTGCCCTCGGTCCAGATGAGGTGGCCTTCGCTGTCCTCCATCTTGCGCAGCTGCGCGATGACAGCGCGTGAGGCGACCCACACCGGGATGGCGTCGGCGAGTAGCTTCGCCTCCATCGCTACGACGTCGGCGTAGTGCACCTCGCTCGCGGTCTCGCGGTTGACCGAGATCGTCGAGCTCCCGCCGATCACGCCCTTCGGCTTCGCGACGCCGTCGCCGCGGAGGAAGGCGTAGTCCTCGGCCGCGGCCATCGCCCGGCGAAGCAGCTCGGACACGGTAACGCCGGCCGCCGGCCAGTTGCGCATCAGCTTGTCCGTCAGGATGACCTTCGCGGCCACCTCGTGCGGGGTCAGGCTGACCATCTTGATCTTGGCGTCCGTGGTCGGCTTGGTCGCGCCTTCAGCGATCCACGTCACCTCGACGCCGCCGAACATGTTCTCTGCCGAGCCCTGATCGAGGGCAGGCATCGACACCGCCGAGTCCGGCGGGCTGCCGGCGGGGATTACGAGCGCGCGGGGGCGAACGATCCCCGCCGCCTGCTCGACGGAGAGCAGCTCGCCACGGAACTGGACCGGGACGGCAAAGCCGCCGCTCGGGCCGTCGTCCATGCGCTGCTCGCCGCGAGTGTCGCGCTCGCCGTACTCGAGGCGCTGATCACCGGGGTTGCGCACGACGGCGTGGAGAAAGTGGCCGAAGGTCTCGAAGGTCTTCTTTGCCTCGGGGCCGCCGGGGCGCGGGGCGCTCGCCTCGGTCAGCTGATCCTGGGCGACCGAGGGGCGAAGCTTCGCGAGCATCGCCTCGTTGGCGGCGAGCTTCTCGAGCCGGGCGATCTGGGCGCTGGAGCCGTCGAACTCGGCCGAAGCCGTGTCGAACTCCTTGGTCTGCGCATCGGCCATCGAGCCGGTGCCGGCAGCCGCGACGAGGGCCTTCATCTTCTCGGCGAGCCCGTTCCGGTGCGCGCGCAGTTGTTCCAGGTTCATCCTCAGCTCCTTGCAATGGCCGATGCCGCTGTGGCTCGGCGTGCGTAATCAGGCTTGCGCGTGAATCGCGCGAGCGTCTCGTCGAACGTGGCGATGCGGTCGATCATCCCGGCGCCGAGCGCGGCTTTCGCGGAGACGGCGCGGCCCTGGCCGTAGCCGCCCTCCACCTCGCCGGCCTTGACGTCGCGGCCCGCGGCGACGGCGCCAACGAAGTCGCGATATGCGTCGTCCACGCGCGCCTGAAGCGTGGCTCGAGCTTCCTCGCTCAGCGCCTCGTAGGGGTTGCCTTCGATCTTGTACTTGCCGGCGTGCACGAGCGTGGTCTTGACGCCCTCTGCCGCCTGGAAGCCGCTCACGTCTTCGTGCACCGTATAGACGCCGATCGATCCGACCATCCCGCCGGGTGTCGAGACGATCTCGGTGGCCTGCGACGCGACCCAGTAGGCCGCGGAGAGCGCGTTGCTGTCGACGTGGGCGATCACGGGCTTGACGTCGCGCGCGGCGCTGACCTTCGCGGCGAGCTCGCGGGTTCCCTGGATCGAGCCGCCGGGGGAGTCGACGTGGAGCAGGATGGCCTTGACCTCGGGGTCTGCCGCGGCCGCGTCGATCTGCCTGCCGATGGCGTCCGCCGAAGCGCCGCCGCCCGAGCTGATGTCGCCGAGCATGCTCGCCCGCTGTGACATGACGCCGACGAGCTCCACGATCGCGACACCGCCGCCGCTCTCGCGGATGCTGCGGTCCTTGGCGCCGCCGATCTTCGCGGCGCGCTCCTCGTCGGTGTACTTGCCGCCGGCCGCAGCGAACGCGACGAACTCATGGAAGATGACCCACCCCTTGATGGGGTCGATCGCCCACGGCTCCGAGGCGATTGCGTGCGTGATGTGGGTGTACTTCGGCATGGACTTAGTTGGTGAGCGACCCCTGGCTGCCGATGACGTACCAGCCGTCAACGCCGTCGCCGACCGCGCGGACGAAGTCGCCCTTCTTGATCGTCGCCTTGGTGATCTTCACGCTCGCGGCGTCGGTGCCGGACAGGGCGGCCTCGTCGCATTCGCACGTGTCGGCGAGCGCCGAGCCGCAGGCCACGAAGGCAGAGGTGCCGGCGTCGTAACCGACGTTGCAGAGGTTGGCGCCGCACGTGGTCGAGCACGCGGCGTTGGCGCCGTTGGCGATGGAGCGGAGGCCGTGCGCCTGGCCGTAAATGCCGTCGGATGCGTTCGGCGTCACCGTGAGCAGCGCGCCCGCGGCTGTGCCGACGTACGAGAACGTCAGGACGCAGCCCGCGATGGTGGCCGGCAGGGTGTAGACCTGGGAGTCGAAGGTCGCGTTGAACAGCATGACCTTGCCGCAGTCCGACGCGTCGAGCGTGCGGCTGACGGTGTCGACTGCGGACGGGGTGTTGATCTGCCCGGCGGAGCTGAACGTCAGGGCCTCGGCGCTGTCGACGGACGAGTAGCGGAGCCCGGCCGTTGTGCCGGTGCTACCGATGTCGAGCGCCGTCGAGTCGTTGTCGTTGACCAGGATCGACGCCGCGGTGTTGGTGAGCGTGAGCGCCCCGGCCCCGGCAGCGAGCGTGGTCACGCCGGTAACGCCGAGCGTGGTGCTGATGGTTTCGTAGCCGGTGACGATGAGGCCCTCCACACCGTCGCGCGTGTCGAGCGTCAGCGCCGCCAGGGTGCCGGAAGAGCCAATCACCAGGCCGGTCGCGCTGTTGTCCGTGGTGACGATCGAGCTGGATGCGGAGTTGAAGGTCAGCGCGCCGGCAGCGCCGGAGAGCGTCAGGTCGCCAGAGATCGTTGTCGCCGGGGTGAGGACGAAGGTCACGCCGGTGGAACTCGCCAGCGTCAGCAGGTTGGACGCGAACGTGAGCGTCAGGTCTTCGCTCAGCTCGCCGAGCGTCCACACGTTGTTCGTGCCGTTGGCGAAGGTCCCGCCATTCGCGCCGACGAGAGCGGTCACGCCACCGATCGAAACCCAGGCGTCATCGATGCGGAGAGAGAAGGCGTCGGTGTCGAGCGCGTACCCGAGGGTGCAGTCCTGCGGCGCGGAGGCGGCGAGGTGCACCGCGGTGTCGTACTTGAGGACGCGGCAGTCGCCGCGCTCGCCCGTGGCGCTCGCGGTGGCGGCGGTCAGGAGGACGGCGAGAGCGAGACCGATTTTTTGCAGCACGCGGGCAACTCCAAACGTTTCAGGACGTTCAAGGAGTCAGCCTTCGTGCAGTACGATCAGCGGACGGTCGACACTATGGGCACAGATGCCGGATTCTCGTCAACAGATATTTCCTCGAACGGTATCTTAACGGTCCTGCGCAGCAAGACATGTACGATTCGCCCGCCCTGAAAGTGGACCTCGGCGACGCCGTACGCCTCCATGCGCTGCTCCATCAAAAGGACATCCCGCACGTCGGACAGCTGCCGCTCTCTTCTGGCTTCTTCCTCTGCCTCACGCCGAAGTGCGTCGGGATCAGCGGGCGACAGGGAACTTGGGGACGTTGCCATCGGTCGGCGCCTCCTTCTCGTTGTCGGGGTTCAGGTCTTCGAGAGCTCGCACTTCGTTGCGGGTCATCCAGCCGGTCTGCGCGTTGCGCGCCTTCGTGTAGTAGTCGGCACGCGTCGCCGGATCGCCGCGGAGCAGAGCCCCCACGTTGTGCTTGATGTAGAAGCCGTCCTTGATCTCGGCCTCGGTGAGGAGCTTGCGGTCGAGCTCCTGCTCCCACTTCACGAGCCACGGGGCGACCGTGTACGTCACGAAGCCCTGGCTCATCTGCGCGATCCCGCTGCCCCATGACGTGGTCTTGCTCTGCGACTGCAGCATGTGGAGCGGGACGCCGTAGAGTCGCGCGATCTCCTCCACCTGGAACTGCCGCGTCATGAGGAACTGCGCATCCTCCGGCGGCACCGTCGTCGCGTTGAACTTCATCCCCTCTTCGAGAATCTTCATGCGGTGCGCGTTGTCGAGGCCGCCCTGTCGCTGCATCGACTCGGTCAGGTTCTTGTGGGACTCGGGGCTGAGCTTTCCCGGGTGC